GCAGGCCAACCAGGATGCGGTCGACGCGCAACGGCTCACCAGCTCCCTCGTCAGCTTCATCGACAACCAGCTGTCGCTGATGGTCCGCCACCGCGACGGATCGTCCGGCTGGTCGGATCGGCTGACCAACGCCATGCGCGTCTTCACCGGCCAGTACGACGTGCAGAAGCTGCAGGAGATCAGGCGATTCGGTGGCTCGCAGATTTATGCGCGACTGACGGCGTCGAAGTGCCGAGGTGCGACGTCGCTGCTCCGGGACGTGTATCTTTCCACCGAGAAGGCGTGGGGTCTGGAACCAACCCCGGACCCCACGTTGCCCGACGACGTCATGGGCTCGGTGATGCAGCTGGTCAACACCGAGGTGCAGACCCAGAAGCAAGCCGGCCAGCCGGTGCCCCCTGACCAGATCCGTGACAGGGTCACGGACCTTGTCAACGCCGCGCGGGAGGCCTCGATCAAGAAGGCTCGCCTCGAAGCCGAGATCGCCTTCGCCAAGCTCGACGACATCCTCACCGAGGGGCAGTTCTACGATGCGCTCAGTGCGTTTCTCGTCGACCTGCCGCTGTTCCCGTTCGCCTGTATCAAGGGGCCGGTGGTGCGCGTCGTGCCGCAGGTCACATGGGTCAACCAGAAGCCCGTCGTCGAGAACACGCCGAAGATGTTCTGGTACCGCGTCAGTCCGTTCGACGTCTGGTGGACACCGGGTGTATCCAACATCGCCGACGCCGCCGTCATCGAGAAGTCGCGGGTGACGCGCTCCGACCTGAACCAGCTGGTCGGCTTGCCGGGGTACAACACCGCGGCGATCCAGGAGGTGCTGAGGTGGTACGGGCAGTCGGGCTACGTCGAGGCGAACACCTCGACCGCCGACACCAGCCGTGCCGTGCTGGAGTCACGCGAAGATCCGCGGATGAACCAGTCCGGCCTGATCGACATGCTGGAGTACCATGGCTACGTGCAGGGGCAGATGCTGCTCGACTATGGCTTCGACCCGGCGACGATCCCCGACCCGCTGATGGACTACTTCGTCGATGCCTTCAAGATCGGCCGCTACATCATCAAGGTCCAGCTGTCCCCCAGCCTGAAGAAACGTCCGCCCTACTACGTCACGTCGTTCGAGAAGGTCCCCGGCACGGTCGTCGGCAATGCGCTGCCAGACATCCTCGCCGATATCCAGGATGCGACCAATGCAACGCTTCGGTCGCTGATCAACAACATGGGTATTTCTTCAGGACCCCAGGTCGTCATCAACGACGACCGGATCGCCGACAACGAGGACTCCGACGAGCTGTTCCCGTGGAAGCGGTGGCACGTCACCAGCGACCCGCTGTCGAATCTCGGGCAGCAGCCCGTGTCGTTTTTTCAACCGAACAGTAATGCGCAGGAGTTACTTAGTGTTTACGAGAAATTCACTCAGATTGCCGATGAGCTTAGCGCTATACCTAGGTATATTACTGGATCTGACCGGATGGGTGGCGCTGGTCGGACTGCTAGCGGTCTTGCTATGCTTATGGGAAATTCTGCCAAGATCCTTCAAACGGTCGCCGCCAACATCGACGGAGACGTGATCGAGCCGTCGGTGTCGGAACTCTACGACATGGTGATGCTGACCGATACCAGCGGCATGCTCAGGGGCGACGAGTCGATCGTCGTGCTGGGCGTCAACGTCGCGATGCAGCGCGAGACGCAGCGGCAGCGCCAGCTGGAATTCCTGCAGATCACCGCCAATCCCATCGACTCGCAGATCACCGGCGTCAAGGGTCGCGCCAACGTGCTTCGGGCCGTCGCCAGTGGCATCGGCCTCGAAGGAGACGACATCGTGCCGCCGGAAAGCCAGTTCGACGCCCAGCAGAAGATGCAGGCGGCCATGCCTCCCGGTGGCGGTGGACCTCCCGGTGGACCCCCGGCGGGTGCACCGCCCGGAGGGGGGCCTGCGGCTCAAACCCCGCCGGGTGCACCGCAGGCTCCTCAAGGGCCGCAGACCAACGTCGTCGGCCAGACGCCGGGAGCCGGTCCCGGCACGCCGCCGAACCCAGCACAAGGACCAGGTTGATGCCGAGCATGTCAGACCGCGGTGGCGGTTCGCAGACACCGTCAGATCCCCGCGTGCAGCAGCAGGAACAGGCGCAGCAGCAAGCCATGCAAAATCAGCAGGATCAGCAGAATCCACTGAACCAGCAGGGTCAGAATCTCAGCGCCCCGATGATTCCGCCGGTGCAGACGGATCAGCTCAACAAGGGCTACAAGATGGTCGACGGCGGCAAGGTGCCGTGGAGGTTTTGACATGCCATTTTACAAAAACCCGGCGCGGAATGCAGGCCAGGGCTACTCCGATCCCAACGAGCAGTACTGGGCCGACGAGGAAAACCAGCTGAGAGGCCGCGGCATCGACCCGATGCAGGTCGATCAGGTGGTGCCGCCGAAGCTGCCCAATGCTCCCGGCAGTAGTGCTTTGCATGCCAAGGGTGGCATGGTCGGCGATTCGCCGATGATGCCGGTGACCCGCACCGACCACGTCAACAAGAGCTACAAGATGGCCGGCGGCGGGTTCATTCCGTCGTTCGTCGGCGCGGCGGCGCAGAGCTTCGGGACGAAATTCGACAAGAAAAACAAGACACCTGGGGTCGCTGGCTCGGCAGCGCCGACGGCAGCGGGCGTGCCCGCGTCGAGTATCAACGACACCGACGACTACGACACCAACTGAGGAGACGGCCATGGCTTCCGGATTGACGATGGTCCCGTATACGTGCCAGCAGGATTACCCGAAGAAGGGTGGCTCCAAACCGAAGGCGTGAAACGATGAGGTTGCAAGATCAGCGGCAGTCGACGAACGTCCAGGATGATCCGGGGTCGGTCTCGCCGATACGGAAATTCGCCGATAATGTGATGTACGCCCACCAGTCGCTGCCGGCCACCAACGACCCCGGCTACAGTGCCCTTGGCGGTCCGGCCATACAGCGCGACGTCAACCAGATGAAATGGGATAAACGGACGCGCAGGGGCGATCTCGATTACCCCGGAAGCACTGGTGGGTACAACCCGCAGGAAGCGGACAAGTATCCGACGCCGCCGCAGCAGCAGTCGCTGCCGCAGCCACAGAACCAGCAGGCACAGCAAATGCAAACGCCGCAGCAGTTCGCGGCTGGCGGTCTGGTCCGCACCGACCATGTGAACAAGAGCTACACGACGAAACCGGGAATGCCAGTCCGTTAGGAGGCGATGATGGCCAAGGAAAGCAAGACGATGAAAGCGTTCGAGAAATCCGGCAAGGACGTCGAGCCCAAGGGCGTCAAGGAAGGCTCGAAGAAGGACAAGGCGCTGGACAAGAAGCAGTTCGCCGCGTTCAAGAAATCGCGGGGGAAGTAGTCATGGCCTTCGGGAAACCAACGTTTACCAAGCACGTCAACAAGGGCTACAAGATGGCCGAAGGCGGCACCGTGCCGGACGATACGGACAGTACGGACAGATGGAAAAACGATCCCGACATGACCAGCGTCTTCGGCGAATACGGGCTTGACCGTCCGGAAACGAACGAAACGGGCACCACGTTCAGCGAGAACCGCAAGTTCTCATCGGTAACCGACCCGAAGACAGGCGCGTTCGTCTATCGCAAGGATCTGTCGCCGGAGCGCTTGCAAAGCCAGGGACGGCTTATAGGCGAGGCAATCGTCAAGAAGGGCAAGAAATAACCATCGAATCAAAGGGAAAGTAGGAGATCAGTCATGGCATCGAATACCAAGAACTTCAAAAGCAAGCCGGCGGGCAAGCAGAAGGTTCAGGCTGGTCCATCCGGCAAGATGAAGAAGTTCGGCGGTGCGCCAGCGCAGACGCCGGGGCAGACGGCCAGTCTCGGCATGACCGGCAAGGGGCCGGCGTTCCCGCAAGGTGGTCCGTCCGGCAAGATGCAGACCTTCACCCCCGTCAAGCCACAGAAGCCCGGTATTTCCTCCGTGACCAACTCCGGCGTCGGCGGTAATCCCTACGCGAAGAAGTAACGCCATGGCCAGAGCACCACGGTCCGTCGTGCCGAAGACGACGGGGCAGGGGATCGCCCGCCTGTCCTACCAGAAGGGCTACGGCCTGGCGCACAATCCCAACGCGCCGACCGTCAAGTCGCCGTTCACCGGTAGCAGCGGCGGCGGTGGATCACGGGATTACTCGAAGGTTTCGGCATCGCCGGTACCTGCACCGGCGATGAACGTCAGCTACGACGACACTGGAACGCCGCTCGACCCGAGCAGCATGGGCGAGATCGCTTCGATCGACCCGCTGCGCAAGCCGAGAGGACCAGTCAAGCCGAGCGTCAGCCTGACGCCGCGGCCAGCGAGGCAGCTGAAATGAGAATGCCGAACATCGCCAAGATCGAGAAGAAATCCCAGCCGTTGCCGAGTCGCTATGCGATGAACCAGCTGAAGGCGGGCCCGATGTCGATCATGGACTACGCCAAAGCCTTGCCGACGCCCGCCCAACAGTCGCCGAATTTCATGCAGAACCTGCGGCCGAGTAAGGGCAATGCTTGATTCTGGCAAGATCCAGAGCGCGTCGATGACGATCAGGCAGGTATCACCGGAGGCATGGGAGGTCTTGGCGAAGGCCCTGCGCGAGTACGCCGCGCAAGCGTCGGTGGAGATGATCAGATGCGCACCGGAATTCCTCTTGAAGGCGCAAGGCATGGCGGTAGCGGCGCAGGAAATCTCGACGGCGTTCGTCATGGCACCCCAAAACTACGATCGGCAGAGGCAGAAGAATGGCTGATAAAGAACCGACAAAACTGAACGACACGGGCATCACCCTGCCGAAGCAGGTCCGTGACCAGATGGCAGCGGCGGAGACCATCCGCGAGCAGATGAACGGCAAGGAACCGACCAATCCGGAGATTCAAGTCGCGGATGGGCAGAAAACAGTCGAGCAAAATACACAGAATGCCTCTCCTGCCGCCACAGAGGCACCGCAGAGCGCGACGGAGGGTATGGATGGTGTAGGAGACTGGGAGCAGCGCTTTCGCTCTCTACAGGGCCGCCTTGAGACCGAGCGTCGCAACAACGCCTCGCTGGTCGACAAGGTCGGAAGCCTTGAGAACATGATCTCGCACATGCAGGTCAGCGGTGCATTGACTGAACCCCCACCGGCGGTCCAGCCAATGCAACGTCTGGTCACCGAACAGGAGATGGCCGATTACGGTGACGAGATGCTGGACGTCGTCGGTCGACGTGCGCGTGAAGCGTTCATGCCCGACTTCAGCCAGATCGTCAACCGGCTCGACCGGATCGAGGGTCGGCTCGACGGTGTCGGCAACGTCATGGCGCGGACGCAGCAGGAGAAGGTCTACGATCTGCTGGACGCCGCGGTGCCGGAATGGCAGCAGCTGAACTTCGACCAGAATTTCAAGACATGGCTGGCACAAGAAGATCCGTTCTCCGGAGAACAACGCCAGAAGTTGCTGACGCAGGCTTTCGATAGACATGACGCCAATCGTGTCGTAAGATTTTTCCAGGGTTTTATTACTGAGGCTACCGGCACCCCGCCAGGCCAGCAGGCTAGGGCACCTTCAGCGCCCCCGGACACGGGCAGCGGGAAGCCCTCCCTGGTGGATTACGCGGCCCCCGGTAGAGCCAGATCTGCGCCACAGGAATTGTCGCCGGATAAACCGATTTACACCACCGCCGCGATTGCCAAGTTCATGGCAGACAAGCGCACGGGTAAATTTCGGGGCCGAGAGGCCGAGGCGGACGCAACCGAGCGCGATATCTACCTTGCACAGCACGAGGGGCGAATCCAGTAGCCATTAGCTATCGAGGGATTTGTCATGGCTTTCACAACATCTGGTGGATTCGGCGTTGCCGGCTCTGCCACCACCCCACCCATATACCCAACTGGCTCACTGACGGCGACCCCGGCCTACGCCGGTACGTTCATCCCCGTCCTGTGGTCGACCAAGCTGATCGAGAAGTTCTACGCCTCGACCGTCTTGGCAGCGATCTCCAACACCGATTACGAGGGGGAGATCAAGAACAAGGGCGACACCGTCGAAATCCGCACCAAGCCGACGATCACCATTCGCGATTACCTCGCCGACGGTCTTCTCCAGGTCGAGCGTCCCAGCTCGAATATCGTCGAACTGAAGATCGATCAGGGCAAGTACTTCAACCTGATCCTCGACGATGTGTTCGAAGTCCAGTCGGACTTGAACATGATGAACATGTGGTCGGATGACGCCGCCCAGCAGTTCAAGATCGTCATCGACCGCGCTGTGCTGAAGAACCTTCTCGGTCAGGCGGACCCACTGAATCGTGGCATTGCCGCCGGCAAGATTTCCCTCAACATCAATCTCGGCGTCACCGGCACGGCGCTGGCGATCGTTGCCCGCAACCCCGCTGGCACGGCTGGTAAAGTCGAGATCGTCGATCTTCTCGTCCGCCTTGGTCAGGCGCTCGACGAGCAGAACATTCCCGAGGTCGGGCGTTGGGTCGTGCTTCCCGCCTGGGTTGCTGCGCAGATCAAGATGTCGGAGCTGCGCGACGCAGCGCTGACCGGTGACGGCGTGTCGATCCTCCGCAACGGTCGTCTGGGCATGGTCGACAGGTTTACGATCTATGTTTCGAACCTACTACCGTCTGGGACGGCTGCTGGGCTGGCCGCTGGTGAATGGGTCATTTACGCAGGAACTCAGCATGCGCTCACGTTTGCATCGCAGATCAACAAGGTCGAGACGCTCCGCTCTGAAATGACTTTCGGCCAGATCCTCCGCGGTTTGCAGGTGTACGGCTCGAAGGTTCTCGACGGCACGGCTCTCGCACAGGCAATCGTAACTCCGGGTTAACCGCGTGCGAAGGAACCGAAATGTTCAATCGCCGCCGCACGGTACTTGGCATTTGCTTCGGCAGCTGTAGCAAAGCTGCCGAGGTAGATTCGCTTGCCATTAACACAAATACTGCTTTCGTAACGACCGGTTCTTTTGTGCCAGTTGGCACCTTTGAGCTTGCCTTTATTTGTTTTTGGCTTGCGGTTTCGATTGTTCTGGGCAGACGTAGCGTCGCGAAGGTTAGTCCATCTGTTATTTCGTCGGTTGAGGTCGATATGGTCAACTTCGCCGACGGGGTCTTTCCCGGTGACGATCTTCCAAATAATGCGAGCCAATTTGAAGGCTTCTTTGTTCACACGAACTTTGAGGTAGCCATGGCTATCGGTCCAACGGAGCACTTTTCCGTTTCGTCGGCCGGTAACAACACCCGTAATAGGGTTATAGTTGTACCGTTGTTTGAGAAGCTCTACGTCTGGAAGAGGTTTTGCCATAGTCTGCTTTATAGCATGGAGCGACTAGATTATGCCAGCACTTGATACAGTTGGCGATTACATCACAGAAAGCAGGCGGCTGTTGCAGGACAAGTTCACGCCTTATCGGTACGCCGATGTCGACATCGTCGACTATTTGAACTTTGCCCTCATGGAAGCGCGTCGGCTCCGTGCTGACCTGTTCATCAGCAGCAACTTCGCCGTGCCGTTCTTCGACTCGTCCGGGACGATCGATACCACGGCCCAGGTGCCGATCGACATGATGTACCGCGTGCCGTTGACGTACTACATCGTCGGCCGTTGCCAGCTTAGGGACGACGAGGCGACGACCGACCAGCGCTCCGCGTCGTTCCTGCAGAAATTCCTCACTCAAATGCTGTCGATAACATCATGACCTGTAGCCAGACCGATCGACTGTTGCAGACGCTCAGGGTGCATGTTCCCGGAGCGACGGACGACTTGCTGACGCTTGAGTTGTTCAACACCATGGACGAGTTCCTTCGCCGGACAAATTCTTGGACGTTCCAGACGGACGTCGATATCTCCAGTGGTGACTTGGAGTATCCGCTCGCCCTTCCCGGCAACTCCGAGATGGTGCGGGTGATGAGCGCTGCCTACAATGGCGCACCCGTGCCGTCGGCAACGTCCGGCGTCGTGCAGTCGTCGATGGGCACGTTGCAGCCGGAGCAGACGTTTCCCGACGGCGACGCGATGTTTTCGCCGGTGAACATCGACATAACGCCGCCCAACAGCATCTTCACCTACGCGGTCTATCGCCCCGGCTATATCCAGATCACCAATCCGCCGACCGACACGCCGCTCTACCCGTTTGAACTGACGGTTGCGCTGACGTTGGGTGTCGGCTGTCTCGAATGCGACACCGGTGAATGGGACGTTCCAGAATGGATGTACGACACGTACTTCCAGGAGTTTACCGATGGAACCCTGTCGCGCTGCTATTCGATGCCGGCTAAGCCTTGGCGCGATATGGTGCTGGCGCAATTTCATGGCAAACAGTTCCGCTCGCGCATGGCAGAAAGGAAACAGGAGGCAATCCGTGGCTTTTCGTACAATGTTCAGGCGTGGCGATTTCCAAGGGCAGGATGGCCGTGAACACGATTTACAATACTGCGAGGTATATGTTTGCGTCTGCCCAGCTTAACTGGGCAACTGAAAAACTCGTCCTAATCGTCTGGAGCGGACCACCGACTTTCATTGAAACGGACACGGCCATCAGTGCAATCGTCACCCGTGCAACGACTGTTGCTGCCGGTCATGCCCTGCCGATCAATAGCAAGACGGTCACGCCGGAAGGGTATCTCCAGACGGATTCCGTGCTGGTTCCACAGGTGCCGGTCGGGCCAGACATCACCCATTTCATCATGGCCAACTATGTCTCGACCTGGAACGATGGTGCGCCGCTGCTCTATGTCGACGAGGCAGAGAACCTGCCGTTCACGCCGAACGGTCTCGATATTCTCATCACACCGGACTGGGTGCAGCATCGGGGATGGGGGCGTGTATGACCACTCAGCCCATCCTGCCGTGTGGCTATAACAGCTGGGAAATCAACGGCGACGAGATGGATGGCCGCGGTGTCAACGAGGCGCTCTGGCCGGTGCTGTTCGACTCGTACGAAGGCCTGACGCCGATCATCCTCACCGACGAGTTCACGGCTGCATTCGGCGAATGCCCTGACATCGTCTTCGGTTGTCCGGACAATGAAATCGTCGTGCCGTATGCTGCCAATGTGCTGGTCGCGTCCGGCATGTGGTCCAGCATCAGCTTTGAGGCGGCCAGCAATTCGATCGTCTTCCCGCATGAGGACAACGTCTACGTCATCAATAAGACCTGGCCAGATATCGACGCCTCGCCGGTGGGAAGCAGTACGGTGACGGTACCGGATGATACCGTGACTCAAGAGATGAAGGAGCTGACATGAGCACGGTTCCGATCAAGACCTACATCAAGTCAGTGGTCGAACGACGACGTCTTTACCTCGACTATTCCTGCTGGTTGGAAGACGTTGAGAAACTGACCAATACCCAAGTCACCATTGTACCATATACGGCTGATGCACCACTGACGGTGACGTCCGGCTACAGCGATGCGACCAACAAGAAGCTGGTGGTGTTCGTCGGTGCAGGAGCGGCGAACACCAACTACACTTTGTCAATGGTGGTGCAGACCGACGCAGGGCAGGTCAAGCAGGACAATATCGGCATAAGGGTTACGACAT